TATAGAAGAAGGAATATTTACTATTGAAGATAAGAATATTTGTATAGATTTTCTTAACGAACAGTTATCAGAATTTGATAATGTTAGCGATCAAAACAGTAAGAACGCTAAAATTAGATGGGAGAAGCACCGCCAACAAAAGGATACAAGCGAGCGCAATGCGACCGCATCAATTCCGCAATGCGAAAACGATGCCATAAGAGAAGAGAAGATAAGAGAAGAGAAGATAAAAGATACTAAAGTATCTATGTCGATTGATTTTGATAAGCTTTTAAAAGCCTTTAATGAAATTACAAATAAAAATTGTAGAGTAGTAAACTCCAAAACTAGGGCGCAACTTAAAGCAAGGTTAAAAGATGGCTATACAAAGCAAAATATTAAAGATGCTATAATAAACTGCTACAACGATAAGCACCACAAAGAAAGCAATCACAAGTATTTAACTTTAGAGTTTATCACAAGACCTGACAAGCTAGAGCGATACAGTCAGGCAGTTGTATCATCTCAAATAGTTACTAAAGGAAAAGGAATAGGCTTAAAAGCTGGCGACTTTTTTGAAGGCACTACTTTATTCGTTTCGTTTATAAGCGATGAGGGAACTGCAGTATGGAAGAACACAAAAGATATGTTATGATAGAATATAATCCAGAAATATCAGCAGAGCAAACGGAAGTATTGCCAGATAATATACTAAGCTTAAAAGAAGATGAGAAATCATGGCTAGATTTAGTCTTTGCAAATAAAGTACCTCAAGGGTATGGCATGGGTTCAGATACATTTGATGAGCATTTTAGATTAAAGCGTAAAACTTTAGTCGGTGTCTTTGGAATGGATAACGTAGGAAAGACAACCTTCTATTTATTTATGATAATGTGCTACGCTAAAAAGCATGGTTTAAAATTCTTAATACTTGCTAGGGAAAATGAAAGCGCAAGTGTTAGACAGTCTTTGATTGAGTTATTTCTTGGTAAGTACGCTTATCAATGTACACAAGAAGAACAACAAGAAGCGGTTAAATTTTGCTATAAGTTCTTTGACATAATTAAACTAGATGTAAACGTAAACAAAGAAAACATCTTTGATATACTAGATAAAGCCTATGCTAAGAATGATTACTTTGCGTGCTTTATAGATCCATACAACGCAGTTCAACACGAGCAAAGTCCAAATAGCAACTACGAGTTTTTAGATAGCCTTAGACGTTATCAAAACAAGATTGACACAAGCTTTCATATATCTATGCACATTAGTACTGAGAAGGCAAGGAACTATGTTTATACTGCTAATGAAAAATTGACTAACTTTGAAGGATTTGAAATTGATGTAACAGGACAAAACAAAGTGCCAAGGAAAAACCACGTGGAAGGCGGGCAACCAATAGCGAATAAGCTTGATGATATTATAGTAGTTAACAGAATTTACAAGGTAGACGAACTTAAAAACTACACACTAATATCTATCGAGAAGGTAAAAGAAACTAGAACAGGCGGAACAACAACTTATGAGAAGCCGATAATGTTTAAGAAGGAACTAGGTTATATTACTTTTATAGATGACAAGTTAAAAAACCCTCTTAAATATAGTGAAGTAGTAAAAGCAAAGGAAGTAATAAAGCCGGCTAATGCAGAACAAGCATTTGGTATTTATGATGATGGACTTGCATTTTAATAAAACAAATATGAAAACAGACAAAGCGATACACAGACTTATTACTAGGTTCTCAGGTGGTAACTCCATAACTCCTAACGATTCAGACAGAGATGCTTTAAAATCTATTGTAGCATATTACAACGATAAGGAAAGCAATATAAACTACTCACAAGAACCTTTTGCAAAGTTGTATTTGTTCTTATACTGCGAACTTCTAGCAATGCGTGAGCATCAAGATAAGAATATCAAGCCAGCAAACTTACTGTCAAAAATATTAAACAGTCCGTTTAGCTTTCAGATACAAGACATTCAGGCAAGGCTTAACGGTTACAAGCAAAATGAGTTCATAGCATCAACGCTAAAGGCTAATAAGATCACTAGCGATATGACAGAAGAACAATACAACAAAGCTAAGGAAGAACTTAATAAGGTTGATCTAGGGAAGATAACAGATAACCAACTCAGCTATGATGAAGTAAAGAATGCTTTATTTAATGAGGTCAATAAACACTTAGAAAACTATAATTAATAATTTCGTATATTAGTAACTTAAAATAAAAAAAGTTATTATAATAATTAAAAAAATTAAAAGATATGAAAGCATTTACAGATAGACCAAAATTTAGAAATACAAAGTTACATAAATACATGAACGTAAAATTTGGTTTATACAATTATTTGTGGCGTTTTTATACTCATCATTGTCCTAATTGCGGAAATACTTTGTGTGAATGGAGAGGTGTGCATGATACTTGCGGAAAATGCGACTTACTATAAATACAAAAAAACTATAACTAATGGAAATTAACGAAGCACTAAGCAAATGTTTTAAAAAGAAAATCAAAGTATATCCTGAGATAAAAGGCTCAGAGTATAGAGTAGTGATAAACATAACAGGTAATGAAACAATAGGCAAGAAGACATTTAGTCAGAAAACTATTGTGAAAGCGATAGAAAATACTTATCTTTATTTGGCTTAACGCATTGTGTATGCCACGTTGCGAATTAATAACTTAAAAATATAAATTATGAATGATTTTCAAATGTACGAAGAAGGCAGAAAAGAAGCAGAAGCCAAGCAATGTGATATACACGTTGTTAGCGTTTCGTTTATTGAGCAAATAAAAAAGCAAATAGAATACCACAAAGAACAAGAAGCCACAAGGGCAAGCGTAAAAGATTACGGACAAGCAATATACCACAATAACAGACGAGGTGCTTTAGAAGACTTGTTAGTATGGATAAAACTAAATGAACGCTAACGTATTGTGTATGAATAGTAAAGCGTGTTAAAAAACAAAAACTTAAAATTATGGAATGGATTAACGTAAATAAGCAGTTGCCAATTGTAGATATAGAAGATGGTGATTTTAAAACGAGCAAAAAAGTAATAGCATTTTTTAGAAATGGAAATGAATATTGGTGTGAATCAGTGACTTTGAAATTGTGGTATGAAGATGATAAACCTGAATGGTATTACGACTATGATAGCGAAAGAGTTGAAGGTAATAAAATAACCCATTGGCAACCTTTAATTGAAGCACGTTTATAGCTTTATTATTTATACACGTTGTTGTAGCATCGTTTTAATGTGCTACAACATAGGTATATTAAAACGTTTCAATGTTTAATATACAAAGTTAAGATTTAAAATTATAAAAACTAAACAAATGGAAGTAAAAAAAATAACATATAAACAAGCAATGAAATGGTGTTTAGAAAAGCACTACGCAAAACGAAAGCCTATGTTTCAATTTGCCTTTGGCTTGATAGTAAATAAAAAAATAGAGGGTATTGTGGTTTATGGAAGACCGCCAGTACAAATAGAAAAGAATGTTTTTTTAGAACCTATAAGAAGTAATTTTAAAGTTTATGAACTAACTAGATTAGTAATACAAACAGAACAAAAAAACGCTGCTTCTTTTTTAGTTGGAAACAGTTTAAAAATGCTACCTAAAAATAATATTGTGGTTAGTTATGCTGATAGTGGGATGGGTCATTGTGGGATAGTTTACCAAAGTACAAACTGGATTTATACAGGAGGGAACAAAGCACACGACTGTGAGTATATTGTAGATGGCAAGAAAATGCACCCTAAATCTATAACTGAAAGATTAGGAATAACATCAATAGCAAAGTGGGCAAAAGAAAATAATATAGAAAGGATAAAACCAAAAATAAAATATAGGTATTTTTTTATAAATGCAGATAAAAACACTAAAAAGGATATGATTAAAAAACTTAGATACCCTATAATAAAAGACTATCCTAAATGTGATAAAAAAATGTATAATGATGGTGATAATATATTAATGAATTACCAATTAGATAATATTCAGCAATTAATATTTTAGTCTTATAGCTAAAAAATTTAAAATTTAAACTTATAAAATATTATGAATAAATTAGAAAAGACAATAAATATTTTATTAGATGTAATTCTATTACTTATATTTTTTATTGTTGGTGTAATGTTATTTACAAACTTACATAAATGATACAACACAAGAAGCACAAGTGCAAAGGAACTGGAAAGGCTTTAGGTTATGGCTGCGGAACTATGACAATGTATAGAGTTTATGGTTTGTGTAAGATGCACTGCTATCCTGATTGGTTACTTAATAGCGAGCAAGGAAAGATTGTACTTTATAAAGCACAGATAAAAGCAACTCAGCCAAGAATAGACCTAGAGAAAGCACAGCAAGAACGAAAGCAAACAACTACACTAAGCAACCTAATACAAAGCACAGTCAATGTATGTCATAAGTCTATAAGAGAACGAGATAAGCATAAGCCTTGCATTTCTTGCGGTGCAAATTGGAATGAGCATTTTCAAGCGGGACACTTTTACAAAGCAGAACTTTATAGCAGTCTAAGATTTGACGAGCTTAACATTAACGGTCAATGCAGAATATGCAACCTACACAAAGACGGTAACTTTCAAGGCTATCGTGAAGGATTTATTAAACGGTATTCAATAGAACAACTTGAAGAACTAGAAAGCAAAGCAAGAGAATATAAACACCAATCTTTTAAATGGGATAGGGAAGAATTAAAGGAGAAAAGAAACTACTATAAAAATAAATAGTTGCATATTAAATAAAAAATAGTATATTTGAGAAAAATATAATAACATGAATACACTTGCTTTAATTATTGGTTACTTCTTTTTAATAGTAAGCACCATTATTGTAGTTCTTTTTTTAATCAATCCTATAATTGATTTGTTTGTTGAAAAAATAAATAGATTTAAACTGTTTTATACTTATGTAATAGACCACGAAGAAATCAATGAAAGTATAAAAGATAAAGATTTAAAAGCCTAATAATGACTAAAGAAGATCAAAGTAGATTTAAAAGAATAGACTCAATAGTTGCTGATCATTTTGATTGTGCAATTGAAGACATTATTAATCGATCTAAAGTTACTGCTGAAGATCATTACAAAAGGAAGGTTCTATTTTTAATCTACTTTAGACTTCTAGATGAAAGTTATAAAAGAATAAACGAGTACCACTACAATAAAGAAGATAAAAATTCAGAGTCCAACATTAAGTACCATCTTTCCAACGCTAAAGATGAGATAATCTACGACAGAGCTTTTAAAAAGGATTTCGCTATACTTGTGGCAAAGATAAAAGAACAAGACCAGCAAATAACTATGCAGTTTGGATGGGATAGTGAGGGGTTAAAGCTTATCAAAGACCTTCAGGAGTCATATCATAACATGGATAAGAAGAAATTCATTAAGGATATACTTGATTTTATAGCTATTATATAAAATATTAGAGTAATAAATAAATATTAAAATGATAGAAAGAAATCAATTAGCTGAATTAATAATTGATGATGGTCAACCAGCTAGAGCTATGATAACTTATTTATCTGAAGCAATGGAACTATTACAAGACTTTGAATGTGTTAATGACTATTCAAGTGCTGACTTAAAAGTATCTAAGTTTAAAATGGATGATAACGTTTTTTTAAGTTCTCTTTCTTGTGCGTTAGTTCAATTAACAAACAAAAGGTTTGATTTAATCGATCTATATTTAAGGTTTAACTATTATTTTGATGATAATGATGATGAATTTGATCAATCTGAAGATGAGCCTTGCATTGGTTTTTACTTAGTTACCTCTAACGATAAAAGAGCATGTTCTAATTTTATAATCATACCAAACGTAGGAGAGCCTTTTTTAGCAAGTATAAACGTTGATTATTACAATGAGTTAGATAGTAATAAATACAATGGTAAAAGATTTGTTTTTGATAATGACATTAATCAACAAATATACTTTTCTGTTTGTGGCACTAATGGAAATGAAATAATAGATTACAACTCAAAAGACATAAACGAAATAGTTCCTTTGGACTTAATATAAAATTAATATAATGACAATAACACACGATAACGACGAAGCACCTCAAGAATTTAGTAAGTGCATTTGCATACTAGATATGGGTGACTGTAATTGCGTAAAGGAATAACAGATGACTGATAAGACCTTTGAGAAATATAAATTAGTTATAGATGAATGGCTAGTAAATGGATTTAATGGCACTAAAGCTTATCAAAAGTTTTATCCTAAATCTGATAAGGTAACCGCAGATGGTAACTTTAGAAAGATACACGAAATTACACGAGTTGCTGAGTATGTAAAACAAAAGCAATCTAAAACATCAAATAAGCTACAAATAACGCTAGAGAAACAACTTTTAGAGCTTGATAGGTTCAAAGATATATCTGAGCAATTAAAACGTCCTAGCGACGCTATAAATGCTATTAAGGAACAAAACAAATTATTAGGTCTTTACGAGGTAGACAATAAACAAAAGACAGATACTAAACCCGCGCGAATAACATTTACAAAACGAGATGGAAATAAGTGAGAACCTACAACCTCTATTTGAATTACTAGAAAATTTACATCCAGAAGTTGATACTGTTATTATTTCAGGTGGTAGACTAGCATCCAAATCTTATGGAGTATCTACCTTTGTGACTGAGGCATTAGTTCAACACGATTGGTCAAGTCTATACACTAGATTTACAAACGTATCTGGTCAAGATTCAACAGTTCCTGAAGTACAAGAAAAGATTGACTTACTTAACTATTCTGATTATGTTAATGTAAAAGGCAATAGAATAGAAACACCAGCGGGAGCAAAGATTGTATTCAAAGGATTAAAGGCGGGTTCAGGTACTCAAAGCGCAAATCTTAAATCATTAAAGGATTTTAATCTATGGGTCAATGATGAAAGCGAAGAAATACCAGACTACAAAACATTTAGGAAGATATTCTTATCTATAAGACATCCAGAAAAAAGAAATTTAACAATACTTATTTTAAACCCTACAATAAAAGACTTTTGGATTTATGAAAAGTTCTTTGAGCCTTATAATATACCGGACTTTTACAACGGTATAAGGGATAACGTAATGTATATTCATACGTGCTATCTTGATGTGCCGCGTGAAGTAATACCTGACAACATATTTGCTGACTATGAGCGAATGAAACTAACACACCCTGACGAATACGAGGAAGTCATTTTAGGTACATGGATAACCGCAAAAGAAGGAGCTTTATACAATAGGCGTGAGCTTCAATATTTCGACGCTAAGACGCTTAATATAGACAATTCAGTAACTAGGTTTGCATTTGTAGACGTAGCAGATGAAGGTGAAGACTCCTTGTGTATGGTTATAGCCTATTTAATAGATCAACACCTTTATATTGTTGATGTTATTCACACAAAAGAAAATAGCGATTATACAATACCTCTAGTGGCTGCAAAGATCAAAGAGCATAAGTTAGACTATTGCGGAATAGAAACCAATGGCATGGGTGCTATGTTCTTTAAAGGAGTACAAGAGCGCACAAGCAACACCACTAAACTATTACCTATCATAGCAAAAGCAAATAAGCATGGTAGAATCATTGGTAACGCTCATGTAACTAGGCAGTTTGTTAAGTTTAGCAATAACTACGAGCATGGAAGCGACTACGATAAGTTTATGCGTGAGATATTTGCCTATACTAAAGATGGCAAGGTTAAAAACGATGACGCGCCTGACGCGGTAACCGGACTGGTTGTGTTAGGTCGTGAGTTGTACGGATAGAAATATGCTACCCGCACAAATGAGGTAAGCATAAAATAATTTAAAATAATTTGTTTTTATAGTTGCGTATGTGCATAAAGGTTGTATATTTGAACTCACAATTAAAACAAACATTATGACAACTCAACTTTTTAAATCAAACGAATTAAACGCTAAGAACCTTAAGCAAGAACTTAATAAATTAGGTGTTAAAGTTCTTAGGGCAAGACAAAATACTAATGGTGTTCTTTTAACTGTTTGCCCTTTAAGCACAGATAAGGCTAATGAATACTTAAACTCAAAAAACATAGGTATTTACGCTAATGTAGTAAACACATTAGAGGCTGGCAATAAAAATCATGCTGATTACGGAACTTTATTTCAATGGGTAAAACCTATAAACGCATAAATTATGGAATTAATTAAATTAGTTTTATATTTACAGATAAATAAAAAATATTATGAAAAAACATTATAAAAAAACTAATAACAATGCATTTAATAAATTGTTATCTTTACTAGTATATAAGATTAAAATACTATTTTTAAAAGAAAAAAAAATAAAAGAGGATATTTACTTTGATGTTTTAAACGAAGAAGAGTTTGATTATTAAATTAAATATTATTTGTATATTAACAACTAAAACAAACAAAATGAAAAAACTAATTTTATTACTTGCATTTCCTTTGAGCATGATGGCTCAGCTAATTGTTGTATATTAGCAATATAAAATAAAGACAATGAAACTAACAGGAAAGTGTAAAGAAGATTTTGAGAAGTGGTTATATGGATTTGGTAGAGGAATAATTAGGTATAGTTATAAAGGTTTTAGAGAATTAGAACCATCAATGCAATACGGTGTTTACGAAGATTTTTTTGATAGTGTTAATTTATTTATTGAAGTAATTGTTGTAGATGTTAATGATTTTTCATTTCAAATATTTAAAAAAGAAAGTGCTAAAGTATTGTCAGTTGGTTCAGTTTTTAATATAAAATCAGAAGCAAGAACCGCAGCAATAGAAAAAGCAAACGATATATACAACTCTAAAGGATAACACAATGACAATAAACACACCTTCAACAACTAAACCCCTTGCTTAATTGTAAAGGGTTTTTTTATAGGGTATAAATAACAACTAATTAACACTAAGCAATAAACGTAAATTGCTACGGTATGGATTGGAATGGTTTTTTAGATAAGATGAGATTTAGTGCCACAAGAAATGTTGATGGTTCTATATGGTACGATCTAGGGAGGCAAGCTGCTTCTTTTGACGGATATACTTCTGTAAGCGTTGCAATGAACAACCCTGTTATCTTTGGGTTAATTGACCGGATAGGCTCTTTAGCCAGTCAAGTAGAGTTTTATCAAGGCGATGACCCAGCAAACAACGAAACCGATTTAATTGAGCTTATGGAAATGCCTAACGCGTTCCAATCAAAGCAAGACTTTATCAAAGAGCTAACATGGCAGCGTTTTGTCAATGGGTTTGTTTACACTATTCCTGTTCATCCAGAAGGTTTTACAGATTTAGATTCATTAGACAGTCTTTACAACCTATCCAGCCAACATATACTTTATAGAAAAGAATTTCAGACAAAACTACTTTTAAGGTCTGAGTTTGATGAGGTAAAAGATAAGCAGTTTAATTATTCAATAGACGGCAAAGAAAAGCTTTTTAACGTAGGTGATGTTATAGCAATGTATGACGTTGCGAATGGACTTACTGAAGACTTCTTACTTACAAGCCCTAGCAGAATAGACGCGTGTATTAAGCCAGCGGTTAACATGATTAAGGCTTTAGAGGCTCAAAACGTTATCATTAATTCAAATGGTAGGGAATTGTTTAGTTCAGCACAAAAGAGCGGCAAAACTGGTGAAATGGCTTTTGCTGGCGGTTTACCAATGGACGGTAAAGATAAAGAAGCTATTAAAAGAGTAACTGAAGGTTATGGCTTAACTGCTGGTAAAACTAGATCAATACACACAAATCAACAGGTAAGTTGGGAGTCATTGCACATACCTTTAAAAGATTTAGGATTAAAGGAGACAATTGACTTGTGCGCTGCTTTAGTTGCCACAACCTTTAATGTACCTAAAGAAGCTATTCCAATGTTTGGAGATAGCACTTATGAAAATAAAAAGTTCGCTGAAATATTTCTAATTCAAACACCTATTAAGCAATTAATGGATGACTTTGTAACTTCTTTTAACAACCGTTATGATCTTAAAGGTGAAGAACGTTTGAACTATTCTTTTGATCACTTAGAAGCAATGCAAATGATTGAAGAAATGAAAGCGAACAAGGCATTTAAAATATCACAAGCACTTAAAAACTTGAAAGATTACGGAATGGATAACGCTGAAAGTTTAGAGTTCTTAGAGAGTTTAGGAATTAAAATATAAAAGCGATCAAATGACTAAAGAAGAAATTAAAAAAATAAAAAAGATTAAGGAAATAAAAGAAATTAATCTTAAAGAATCTAAGGATATACTAAAAGGAGATAAAAATGATTAAATGTGAAGCATTAAACAAGGATTTTTCTACTAAGGAAGAATTATTTGCAGCACTTAAAGAAAATAAAAGTGATATAATTTCTCTTAAAAAAGCTCAGGTACAAAAATCATTTGAAAAGGGTTCTAGTGTAAAAAGTAGAATGATAGATATTAGTAAGCACTTAGAAACAATTAAGAACTTAACATTAACTGCTGACTGTTATTATATAGTGGTAAACACCACAAATATACTGGATAGTCACATGGACGTACACTTAAAAGGTATATGGAATAAAACGGTTCAGGAGCAAAAAGGTAAAAATTATCTAGTTGTTGATCATAAGTTAGAGGTTGAAAAGGTTGTGGTAAGAAAAGAGCATGTTGAGATGATCATTGCAGAAATACCTTTTAGCTCAATTGGCAAAAGTTACGATGGCAGCACACAAGCATTGATATACAAAGTACCTAAAGACAAGGTTAAGAATGAATTTATCAAAGAATGGTTAGAAAGTAAGGATGAAATTGAAGCTAGTGTAAGAATGCAATATGTTAAAATAGAACTAGCTATGAACAGTGATGATGTAAATGATAAAATAGAAAAGGCTAACTATGACACTTACATTAATGAAATTGCTAATAAAGATGACTTTGAAGAAATTAACTACTTTTTTATAGTACAAGAGGCAAAGAATATAACAGAAAGTAGTTTGGTTGTAGCTGGTTCAAATAGCTCAACTGGAATTATGAACTATAAACATCAGCCGTCAAAAGACACTGTTGAGATTGAAAGGGCAGCCGCTAAAGCACTGCGAACAAAAGAATATTTTATTAACTTAAATTCATAAACTATGAATGAATGGAACAGTTTCCTTACAGAAAAGGAACACACAAAAGAAACGTTTGCAGCACTTGACGCGGACAAAATGGCTGAACTTACTAGCGAATTTCAGACAAAACAACTAGACGCGGTAAAAGATGCCGTAGCTAAATCTTTAAAAGCTGATGATGTAACTAAGCAAATTGAAGAAGGTATTAAAGGACTAGCAAATCAAAAAGCTATTGACGACCTTATTGCAATTGTAAAGACACAAGGCGAAACCCTAACAAAAATGAAAAACAAAGACGGTTTTCAAGCCGAAAAAGTTCAGTCCATTTCACAAGCCCTTAAAAGCGCAATTGAAGCTGACAAAGATGCCTTTAATTCTATTAAGGACAACATGAACGCGGGACTTTCCACAACTACAAAAGCTGCGGGAACAGTTTTAGTGTCTACTAACACAACTGGACGCGTTGCAAGTTTTGAGCGCGATACTGACCGTTCTAAGGTTCAAAGAAGAAACCCTTTTCTATTAGAATTAGTAAACGTATCATCAACAAATGCGGCTAACATTACTTATGTAGAAATGGAAAATCCTGATGGCGCACCAGCTATGACCGCTGAAGGTGTTATTAAGCCACTTATTGACTTTGACTATGTAGAAAGAACGGCAGCAGTTAAGAAAATGACCGCAGCCGTTAAGATGTCAAAAGAAATGATGGATGATGTTGATGGTTTTGTATCTGATACTGAAGATGAATTGATTGAGCGTTTAGAGCTTTTATTTGACGAACAAATTCTTTCTGGTACTGGTACTGGTAATGATTTAATTGGAATTGAAGTTAACGCAGTACCTTTTGCAGCTGGATCATTAGCTCTTAGTGTAGATGACGCAAACAACTTTGACGTTATTAGAGTAGCCTCTAATCAAATTAGGCTTAACAACTTTGACGCAAGTGTTGCATTGGTAAACCCTTCTGACGCTGCTCAAATGGACTTGACTAAAGCAACTGATGGACACTATGTAATGCCTCCTTTTACAAGTGCTGATGGTACTGTAATAAAAGGTATTCGTATCATTGAAAACAACGGTATAACTGCTGGTGACTTCATTGTAGGTGATCTTTCAAGATTCAAAGTAAAGGTTCGTGAAAACATTAATATTTCTTACGGTCATTCTGATAATGATTTCCGATTGAACTTGTTAACCGCACTTTGTGAAGGTAGAGCAGTTGCTTATATCCCAACAAACTACTTTGGAGCTATCGTTAAAGGTACGTTTACCGCTGCAAAAGCTGCATTGGAAACCGCATAATAATAGTAATTTAATAATTTAAAAACGTAAAAGATGGCAGATAAAGATAGCAGTGCAAAAGCAACTAAGACAGTAGCAAACGGATTTTTTAAATCTAACACAGTTGAAATTGAAATTGATGGCAGAAAGGTCAGAGTATTTGATCAAGAAGCTAAAATGATTCAAGAGAGACTTGTGGCAATCGCTGCAAAAGCAAAAGGTAAAAAGTAAATTATGTCAATCATTAATCCTACATATTTTGAAAGCGGTTTGTTATACATTCCACAACCAAAAGCCCAATATAGCGCTAACGAGTCAAACAATGACTTAAAACAAGCTATTACACTGTGGGAGGCTGATTTGATTGAAAACGCTTTAAAACCAGGATTTTACAGACTAATTTTAGAGCAAATTGATCCAATAACAGGGGATGTACTAGTTGACGCCCCTGATTGGATTAAGAATATAGTTGATGGAGAATTGTATTCATATGAAAATGAAGAAAAACACTTCAAAGGTCTTAGAAAAATAATTCCAGCTTATGTTTTTTGTAGAAACATGGCAGATACTTATATTGATAATGGTATAACTGGAGCAAGACGACTTAAAACGTCAAGTGCTGAACCGGTAAGTGCTACACCTTTATTTGTTAGAGCTTGGAATGTTTTTGTTAGAAATTATCAACAAGAAATATTTTCTTTTGATAATCTACCAATATTTAAAACATTTAGATATGGTACTCTAACAGATTACTATTTTAATAATGATAATGAAGATGTTTATACTCCTTTTTTAGAATATGTACGACAGATGACTGAATTAGTTCCTGAAGTTTATGTGCTTAAACAATTAAATATGAAAACTTATAAGCTGAAGAATGAATTTGACTTCTAACATACCAGAACAAACACTTGGTTACATCATCAAACAAATGCCTAACGTAAAGGAACGTAAAGTTTCATATCATTTCGGGTCTTATGATGAATTAGTCAGATACTTAGGTATCTACAAAGAAAGTAATTATCCGTTAGTATGGTTGTTACCTTCTTCAGATACTGTTTCAGTTGATAAGATAGATAAAAGTTGTGAATTAATTGTTTGCATAGATTTTGACAAAGATCAAGAGGACGTTTTAAATCCTACTCGTTTTGATTTTACATTTACTGAAACTCTTTATCCAATAGCCGACTACTTACTTGAAGGTATTAATATAACACAAGGAATCTCTTATAATAGCGAAAGCTTTATTATAGATAAGTTTCCTAATTATCAAGAAACCGAAAGTAAAATACCACACCTTTGGGATGCAATTAAAATCACCCTAGATGTTCAGTTTTTAAATAATAAATGCTTAAAACCTATAAGAAAATGGCAAAGCTAGATAAAAAACCCACTATTGAAGTGGTAGCACCTAAACAAGTGCCTTATACATCACATAAACTTATCCGTAACTATGGAGATAAAAAAGTTGGTGAAGTTGTAAAGGCTGGTTATAAGGGTGTTCAATTTTTAAAATTAAATAAATACATTAAATAATGGCATTAAATAGCATAGTAAACACAATTGTTTGCGGTGGGAATGGGTACTTAGGTACTGGTTTAGCCAACTGCAAATTTGACTTTGATAACATGAGCGGTGGCGGTGTGGGTCTTTTAAAGGTAGGTACAAATATTGGTGCTGCTGCATCAATGGCTGACTTTAGAGCGTTGCAAGTGGCAGGTTCTTTTCTACCAATTCAAGGAATCTTTAACGTTGAAGATCAAGGATCAGAAGATCAATTTGAAACTTCTGAATCAGGTCTTGAAGCATTATCAACAAAGGGACTTTTTAAATACAAAGTTGACTTTACAAATGGTCACATGTATCACAAAGTACTTGCAAGCCTAGAGGGAAACAACCGTTGGGAAGTTGTAATGTGGGATGCTGCTGGTAACTTAGACTTAAGAGAAACCTCAACAGGTGAATTAAGAGGTTATTCAACTTCACACGTAACAGTAGGAAAGCCAACAAGTAAGAGTGGTGGAACTACTGCAAAGCAAAGTTTAATCTTTCAACTATCTAATAGAGCGCAAAAAGATAAGCAATTGTCTTATATAAATGTTGACCAATTAGAAGCTCAAGGAATTTCTTTATTAGAATTAGAAGGTGTTAATGAATTGGAAATATATTTTTCTCCAGTATCAGTAGGCGCAACGGTTATTATTGGAACTTTAAGAAGTCCTTTTGACAATACTTTGACTGAGCCAACTTTAGCATTAGCTGACTTTACTTTTACAGGTTTAACACCAACGACTTTTAGTATAAGTCAAACTGGAGTAATAAACATTACAGTTCCAGCGGTTAGTTTAGATGATGTATTTACTGCAAGTATTACTGGAGTATTTGAAAACTCAACTGATCAACTTTTTAAATCCAATATTGGAAAAGTTATAGTAACTGCATAAGTTTTAATTTTAACTTAAATATCAAAGCCTATCTAATCACTTAGGTAGGCTTTTTAATTATGGGAACAATCAAATCAGTATATGACAAAGTGCATTTTGCTTATCGGTATTTACCCGATGAGATTGACAGTATAGTGATGCGATTATCAAAACAAATACTTGATTTAAACAGGGAAGATCAGTTATTTGAAGGTATGCTTAATGATGGTAGAAAATTACCTAAATACGGTAGAGCAACTGAAGAAATAAGTAGAGGGACAACTGGAAAAGGTTATCCAAAAAGGCAAGGGGATGTTTTTAATATGTATGCAACCGGTAGACTATTTAAAAGTATAGATGCTATTTATACACAAGAGCAATTGATTTTTAAAACTACTGACCCTAATCATCCATTTATAAGACAAAGACCTGAATTAGCTAAAAAGTTGTTTGGACTTACTAAAGAAAACCAAAAAAAACTTAATTACGAATTAATCCTACCAATGATAAGAAAATGGGTACAAAGCACGATGAAGTAGTATTAGGCAATTGTAGTAAATTAAACGTTGATAGATTTGACAAAATAAGCACTACTGGCGATATGTTTTGGCTTTTAGAGCGATATAAGGGCGATATAATAGAAACAAGCATTGACTTAAAAGAAGTATGGCAAAACCTCTTAGATGAGTTTAGTGAGGTTGTAGGGAATGATAGCGGTAAGATTATAGCAAACAAACAAATAAGGCTTACTGAAATGATAGCAAAAAGTTATCGCGTTGCTAATGGCTTAAAACATTATTATAGTGATGCAATGAAGGATGAATTTAAAGAATCCCTTAGCGCATTGTTAAAGGCAGATGGATTTGATCCAGAAACAAACAAAGAAGACAAATTGCTTTTAAAATTAAAGTCTTTAAAGAATAAAATTAAATGGAGTAAGTCAGATTTAAAATCTATGATTCCAGAAGCCACACAAGGCAAGAAAATTGATGTAATAGAACAATTGCTTTCTTTAGAGCGGGTACTAGATTTAAAATATCAATTAGATAGTGAAAGTTTATCAGTTAAAAAATATGCTTTTTTAATAAAGGCAGCAAATAAAAAAGCAGAAAAAGATGGCAAATGATATTGTAGACATTGTAGTAAGTAAAAAGGCAGTCGATGAAGTTTATAAACTCGATAACGCCCTACAAGAAGCCTATAAAAGCTTTTTACAATTCTATGAACTAAGCGTTAAGGCTGGTAAAGTTCCAACTGCAAGCAACACCACACCGAAAGCACGTAAGCAGCTTAACGAAATGGAAAAGGCGATGTTATCGCTTGAAGCTACTGAAAAAAAATTATCAATTGCACAAAGTGATGTTAACAAAAAACTAATAGAAAAAAGGGAACTATTAAGAGTTTCTAATCTAAAGGTGAAACAAGCAGCACAAGAAAATAATAAGTTGCTAGGTGCTTACGCTAATCTAGGCGCAAAGTTAGCGCGTTTAAGACGTGAATACAAAGATGTAGCAGCGTCGGAAGGTGTAGCAAGTAAAAACGCTAGAAGACTAGCAAAAGACGTTGTTGACTTAGACAACAAAATGAAAAAGATTGATGGCAGCGTTGGTCAATTTGGGCGTAATGTAGGAAACTATTCTAGTGCTTTTGGTGGTTTGTCTAGGAACTTAAGGCAAGTAGCTGGTGCATTTGGTTTTGTAGGTGGTATTTATTTATTTGCTAATGCAATAAGGGATTCCTTCAATAGAATAAGAGAATTTGATAAAGCGATGCAAAACATTGCGGGTGTAATGAGAACTACAAGAGGTGACATAGCTGATCTTGAAAGGGAAATTACAACAGTTGCGGGGTCAAGTGTTAAAACCTCTAGAGAGGTTGCAGCATTAGCGGAATCTTTAGTAACATTAGGTAAAACTAAAAACGAAGTTAAGGACTTATTAAAGCCAGTAGTTGATTTGTCAATTGGTTTAAATGCTAGTGCTGATGAAGCGGGTGAATTTCTTGTGCAAATGCTTAACACATTTGGAGAGTCTACAACAGAAGCAACAAGATACGCTGATACTATTGCCACAATTAGAACGTCTACAACATTAGACTTTCAAAAAATGCGCGATTCATTCCAATATTTAGCTCCAATTTCTAGGGCTTTAGGTAAAGATATTGCCTATACTGGTAGTCTTATTGGTATTTTAGCGGATAACGGTATAAAGGCTGAAAGGGCTGGTAGATTATTAGGTACTGCCCAACAAAAGTTAGCCACAAATAGCATGACTCTTGATGATGCTTTAGCACAAATTAATCAAAAAGTTTCTAGTGGTGCTACTGAAATAGAGGTTTTAGCTTTAGCGAGTGAATTGCTAGGTAAGCAATCGGCTTCATTGGGTCTTGTGTTAGCTAATAATGCTGAAAACATAGAGAAACAAGCGGAAGCTATAAGAAGCAATTCAGGCGCATTAGATGACTTAGTAAATCAACAATTAGAGTCTTTAGATGCTAAACTTAAAATATTAGATTCTACATGGGAAAGTTTTGTTTTAGGTATATCAAATGGTGAAGGTGCATTAGGTAACTTCTTTAAAAACGCAATTGAATTTGCAACGGATTTTTTAAAGATGATGAATCAATTTAATGAAACTCCTGAAGATAAAAGATCAAACGCAGAAACTAAAGGACTTAAAGCGGGAAAACAATTTATTGATATTACTCAAAAATCTGGAATGAGTGATGAAAATAAACAAATAGCCATTGACGAATATAGACTAGAAAAACAAAAAGAGTTTAATGATGTTTATTCTAAAAGAAGAAAACTAGCAAATGATATTGCAATTGCTGAAAGAAAGCTTGGTAAAACTGGTAACAGTGCGGGTGTTTTAGGTGGTGATTCATTAGAGCAAACTAAGTTTAAAAAAAGCGTTGAGGATTCAAATACTGCTTTAAGTGACAACGCTATTAAATTAAATGAGATAAGAGCTGAGTTAGTTGCTATATCTGAATTTCAATTAGTAGGAACAGAAACAGAAGCGGGAGTTACTGAAGCCGAAGCAATTAAACTAACTGAGAAACAAGGTAAGAAAGTAGCAGAAGAAAAAGATCAACGTTTAAAAGATTCCTTTGCTCTTAAAAAGTACTTACTAGAACAAGAGATTGAGTTAAATAATGAAATTGCAGAAGATGAAAAAAACTACAACGCATCAAGAACCAGCGCATTAGAAGAGTCTTTGATGAAGTCTTTTGAATTAAAAGAACTAGAAAGAGATCAAGAATTAAAAGGATTAAAAGAAGGAAGTGACGCGGCTAAGTTAGTTTGGGTAAAGTACTATGATGAAGTTTCTGATTTAAACAAGGATTTTTCAGAAAGAATGAAAACAATATCTTTTGATATAGTTGATACCACTCCTGATGCGGTTATACAATTTGATGACACTGCTGGAATTAGATCATTAGCTGAACAATTAGGGTTTGATCCTGATGAGTTACTTTCTGAATATGAAAAGTTCAATGCAGAAATGCGTAGGCTTTATGGTGATGATGCAAAATCTTTTACTGAGTTTCAAAAATTAAAAGAAGAAGGAGCTAAAGAAGTAGCAGAAAAAAGAGAACAATTTGAGCAAGATTTAGCTGAGTCAATAAAGACAATTGCACAAGGTCTTTTTGATAATCAAATTGATAAATATGACGATCAAATAGAAGCAAATAATGAGTTTTATGATCAAAGACTAGACAATGAAGAATTAAGCGAACAACAAAGGGATGCTTTAGAAGCCGAGCGCGATGCTAAAAATAGAGATTTAGAAAAAAAGAAAAGAGAAACACAAAGAAAATCATTTTTATTGCAACAAGCAGCAGCACTTGCTGAGGTTTTAATAGATACTTTTAAGTCAGTTGCAGCAATAAAAGCACAAGCGGCAATACTTGCGGCAAATCCATTAACTCTACCTTTAGCGGGTGCGGCACTTGCTCAAATACCTTTTGTTATTGGTTCGGGCGCGGCTGCTGGTGCTGCCATAATAGGAACATCAATACAAGCTTTTAAATATGGTAAAGATGAAAACAACAACTACGAAGGTATGGCATTACTTAACGACGGTGGACGCGATGAAGTAAGGCTTAAATCTGATGGAACTGCTGAACGTATAAAAGGGCGTAACGTTGTGGATTTTGTAGGTAAAGACGATGTAATATATCCTAGTGTAAGCGCGTTTAACTCTGAAATGGGTCAAGTATTAAATGACAACGCGATAAGTTCTAGTAAGGTTTTTACTATAAATAAAGAGGTTAAACCAAATAACGAAAGACTAGAAAGAAGTATTGAAAAGGCAATCAACAAAGGTTTTAAAAGTGCTAAAATAACTAATGTGCAAAACTTTAAAGGAAATGATTTAGATTCTTATATAAGATCAAAGATGCACTAAAGGGTAAAGATTAACTAATAAATACTACACAAAAACATTAAGTTTACCTTATGCGTAAAGTCAGATACATACTAACAACCAAATCAAGCGGGGTTGTAACATTAACAACCGATCCAGACGGATGGAAGGATGATGAGCGTCAAATTGTTAGGGACTCAAAGTACTATGGACTTATATATGAGTTTGCTGGTGAACTTAATTTTTCGCAAGATGGTTATGATATAATAACTCAAGAACTTTTAACCAACGGACACAACGCAAATATATTACTAAGGCGCGATAGATTAAACTATAACGATGAATGGGAACTTGATTACATAGGCGCGTTAGACGTTACAACAAAGAAAGAAAATGATAGCACCATTTCTTTTAAATTATCAGACGCTGGACTTACCAAAACAATTAAGGCTCAATTTAATGAAAAGTTTGAACTTGATAGATTAGATTCTGTTAACGGTACAACTATAACTGATTTAACTTACGACACAATAACTTTAACTGGTAGAAATTTATTAATTGATAGTAAACTTGATGATTTAGAGGCAAAAAGCCCAATACTTTCAAACTTTTTTAATACAACCGTTGAGATAGACCACATACCTAGTGTTAATAAGGTTTTTAGCGGTGATGAAAAAATAGGTAGTGTATTTCCTTTTCCTCAATCTCTTTTTTCTTTTCAAGGAAACTCAACGCCGTTTAACTCAACTCATTTTTTTTATCTTAATTCTGATATTGAAAAAACTATTGAAGTAAAAGTTAAATATAATGCAGACGTAATAGCGGAAAATGCTGGTGATGATTATAGTATATTTTTTCAATTATATACATATAACTTTGATGGAAATAATTATGTTTTTAAAAATAGAACAACGTTAGACTCTGTGATCAACTCACAATCAACAATAGCAACGCTAAGTGTTGATTCAATTTCTAGTGTTAATTTAGAAACTGGTGATTGTCTTGTTTTATCTCTTAGAATAATTCAGCTAATTTATCCAGTACAAACTCAACTTTTTAGAGAATATCAATTAAATCAAACAAGTTTTTCAATTGAAACAAGTGAGGATTCTAAATTTAGACAAACAACATGCAAGGGGATTTCTGTATATAATGCAATCAATAGACTTACAGAGATTATAACAGACAACCCTCTTGCTAATTCATTAGGATTAAGTAACGAATGGAAAGAACTATATATTACAAATGGCTTTAAAATAAGGGGTTTTGATGAAACCATAACCATATCTTTAAAAGAAGTAATGGAGTCAATTAAATCGGTTCTAGGCTATCACTACGGAATAGAAAGCAACCTTTTTAGGGTTGATTCCTTTAGTACTTTTTTTAACCTTGATCCTTTAATGACTTTGCAAATAAACGACATTGAAGAAACTTATAACGATTCTTTAATATTTAATTCTATTGAAGCGGGATATAAAGACGACACCGATTATGAAGAACGTCAAGGATTAGATGAATATAACATTGGAGCAATATACAATCATGGCTTTCAATCTACTGATAAAAAACTTGATTTAATTAGCGAAATAAGAGCAGATAGCTATGGTATTGAATTTGCAAGGCGTAGACAATTTGAAGACTTTCCAACAGAAGACACTCAATATGACAAAGATAATTTTTTTATTGACTGCAAAGTAGATGGATTTTTGCAACCTAGAATATGGAGTGATGACTATTCAGTTCTTCCTACTGGTGTTTATAGCCCTGAAACCGCTCAAAACCTACGTCTAAGCCCTTCATCAAACATTTACAGACTAAGTAACACTTTTGCACAAATATCAGATTACAGAAGCGGTGTCACACGGTTTACATCAACTGAAGGAAACAGTAAACTAGCGACTACTTTAATAGGTGGTTTTCAAATAAAAGAAAATGAAGACATCCAAAACAACACTTTAGAGTATCCTATTGTGCAACCTATTGAAGTGAGTGGAGTTATAAAGCTTACAGAACCTCAATTTGATTTGCTTAAGGGAACTACTAACGGACAAATGAACGCTTACAGATCAATAAGGTATTTTTATAGGGGGCAAGAACAACTAGGGTTTTTAAAGTCATATAATAATGAAGGTGATGGATCAATTAAATTAATAAAAGCAAATCTTAGAAGATAATGAGATCAGTAATACAAATAGATTTTACTGGAGCAGTTCCAGCAGTTAACGACTTTATAAGGCTTTTTGATCCTGAATTATTTGGGTTAAATGGATTGACTACATTTAATTTTCAAAGATTAAGACCTACTGAAAGCACAAGAGTTAATGGTGATGCGCCTCAAACTGCTGCAAATTACGCACTTGCTTTTAACTTAGATTATAACGCAAGCGGCGTCTTTTTGATTACGGTAGATGATGAGGTTGTAACTATTAAAGTCGATCAAACAGATGCTTTTGATGGTTACATAAAGACTTCTTCATGGACTCCAACAATTACAATAACCTCTGAAAATATTGACACTGATTTAGAGTTAACAGATGTTCAATATGGCTTAGACAACTCAGACCCTTGCAATCTAGTAAAGGTTTTTTTAACATTTAATAAAAACGTTTTAGACTTAACTATTCCAGCGGTAGTTTCAACAATAGGCGGCGTGGTAGATTTTAGTTATGATAGGGGACTAAACTACCCTATTGAAGCTAATGTAGGTGTTGACGTCTTTACTTCTAGCCAAAACCTACACAAGACACCCGCTAAATTATTAGCAGCGAATATAAGCACAAGGACAACGGCAACACCTAGCGGATCAACTTTAATTGCAAGTTATTTAGCAAGTACATTTTTGCTTTCCTTAGAGTATTCACTAGACGGAATCACATATCAATCATCAAATATTTTTGGTGGTCTTCCAGATGATGATTACATTATTTATATTAAAGATCAATATGGTTGCTCAGTAAATAAAACAATAACAATATCTAACTTAGTAATAGGTGAAGAAGAAGTGCCTAATTATTTTTATTTAAGTGAGGCTAATCCATTTATATTTGCTAATGATAACGGAACTGGGTTAAATTCAAAACTAAGTTTTAACGAGGGAACAGATGTTAATTACTCAGCCTTACACATAGTAACAGACACAGATGCTCCAACGGTTCAATTCAAAACAAATTTAAGTGATGTAACGGTTGACATATTAAATTGTGAAGGTGATTCAGTTAAATCTTTAACAGTTGTTAAAAAGACCGCAAACATAAACTATTTTGATAAAAGGGACGCGGTTAAATATACAGTTGAAGAAAGAGGTCTTAAATACATTAATATTTACTTTGAGGGTGGTAACATTTATGATATTTTAAACGCTATTACAGGCACTTATACGGACACTAAAAGCGTTCCGGTTGGTTATGATCAAGGTAAATTTGTAGTTTTTGAAGGTAATACTGAAATAATAGTTAAACTGGTTTACAACCAAACCTTTAGCAGATTTGAAATACAAACAAGTTTAATTTCTGGCGTTGATATTTTACCAACAAACATACAAATAAGTACTTATTACAACATTCAAGATTATGACGTTTACGAAGCAACAACAGATTTTACAACTTTAGACGGTTATTATCAAATAAAAATAAACGCTAAAAAAGAAGACTTAACAGAATTTGCAAACTATTTAAGTGAAAGCATATTGGTATCAATTGAATCTGATCTGCCTAAACATCATTTAGTTGAATATTCAGGTACAAGGAACAGTGACTTGTTATTTTCTAGGGGATTAAGAAACATTATAAGAGTGCCTTACGATATTACTCCTACAATAGAAATGACTGGTGAAATTGAAACATATCAAACAGATACAAAATTAGTATCTATTGAAACTAGAAACTATGACAATAGATTTTTTAATTTTGGAGCGGGGGAAAATCCTTTAACAACTCAACAAATTAAATGGTTAAGTTTGATATTGTCACACGATGTTATATTTATAGATGAAGATAATTACCTTAAAAAAGAACAAGGCGAAAGTTCAAGGCTAGGAAGTTCTAACGCGTATAGGTTTATTCAATTAATGCAAAGGGAATTTATCTTTTCCAGTATTGAGGGAGTCTATAACACTGAAAACGCGATTGACACTATCAACATTAACACACCTACTTACGCCTATGTCATCACTGGTAACAACTTGATTGATAGTAATGGACTGATGGTAAACGGTAACTGATGGTTCTTTTATAGGTTTGTTTTTAGGTGTAAATAAGTCAAATATTGACATGAATAAAAACCTACCAATAAGCCCTGAAAGAATAAGTAATAAAATTAAAATAATAAATACCGTCATAGGGTATAAAGATAAATAAAAAAAGCGTATAAATTAATTATATATTTATAATGATATGAGTATTGAACAAAGATTAATAAAATTAGAAAATGCCATTGGCAATACGGTTGCGCCAAATGACTTGCCAGCTAGTGCTTCAGTGCCTTTAAATAAAGAATCTGTTTTTATAGACCCATCTTTAAACGAGTTTGTTAAAGTTGCATCTAGTGTTGCTCTTGCAGATAATTTTGACAGTACAACAGAGGTTTTTGCCCTTCAAGCGGGTAGTAAAGTTCTTATTAAAACAAATTCAGGACAAACCGAAAAGATAGATTCTAGTTTATTAGGGTCTGGGGGTGTTAATAATTTGCACACAACTTTAACAGGATTAACTGAGGGCGGTTTTTTAAGCGTTAATACAGATAATACAAAGTTTGACGTAGCTTCTGGAATTGGTTACATTGTAGATGGTCACACAGACGTAGAGCTTCCAACCTCTACAAGAGTTCCTTTTGCTCAAAAAATAGCAGTAGTACCGCAATTTTTAGCAACTCACAATGCTAGTTATGTTGCAATAGATATTAATGGTGATGTTTTTCAAACTGCTATTCCTCTTACGGCAACACAAAGAAGGAATTACATAAGACTAGGTTTATTGGTTCACCCGAACAGAACTACTATATTTATTACCAACAACAAACCAACCATAAACATAGAGTTAGGTGGTCAAGTTCAAGATATTCTTGATGCTTTAGGATTTAGGTCTTTAACTGGAAATCGAGTACTTCCAGCCGCATCTACTGGAATGCAAATAAAAAAAGAGATAGGTACTGCATTTAAACAAGGTGCGAACTTTGACACGCTTATTACTCAACCTCATTCTTTTATACTAGCAGCACAAAACCCCATAACATTTAGGTATCGTTTACAAAATGGTGATGAAGGAAGTGATAGAACTACTTTAAATCCACAAATTTACGATTTAAACGGTGTTGAAACTGCCATACCTCCAACTGCTACTCTTGCAAGTGTTCAGCAAGTTTATATCTTTCAAGAAGGAGATGTAAGAATACAACCGGGACAAAAGTATTACAACAACTTAACAGAAGCAGTAACTGGTCTTAATTCGGCAGCATTTGTAACAGAAGAAAACATATCAAACAACGGCTTATATTTAGGTTCTATTGTAATGATTTACGGTACTACTGATCTTGATAACATACTACAAGCTATCTTTGTACCATCACAAGGAACTACAACAAACGGATCAGCACCAACTCCCCCTTTAGGATATACGGCAGAAGATGAAGCAAATAAGCAAAACAGTCTTGTAGTTGATGGAACTGGTTTAAAATATCCAACTGTTGATGCTGTAAATGCTGCAAACGATATACAAAATACAGAACTAAAATTATCACAAAAGTTTACTTCTTTTGGAGAATCTTATGTAAATAATTTTAGAAGTAGCATGTTAGATTTGGGGGATGAATTTTTCACAAGTTCAGCGGGTTACCAAATAGGTAAAAACAAGCAGCTAGGATTAGAGCCTAGTTTGCAAATGTTGCCTATATCTGGTCAAGCTGGAAAGTTAAGAAGTATAGGATCAAATAGGGTAAATGATTTTACAGTCGCAAGGAACAGTACCGCAACTTATATTGATGAGGATGGACTTATTAAGACCGCTTTAGCAAACGTGCCTAGATTTGATTATTACGATAGTCTTGACCCTAGTTTATTACTAGAGCCACAGAGTACTAATTTATTTACTTATTCTGAGGATTTTACTGATGCTTATTGGAATAAAACAAATATCATAGTAGTTGAAAACGATATTATTGCACCCGATGGAAATTTAATTACCGATAAAATTACACCTACAAATACAACATCGGTACACTCAATAAAAAGAACTTTAGGAACATTAACAGGAACTTATACACAATCTATTTTTGCGAAAAAAGGAGAGTATAAAAATTTGCTTTTATGGGATGACGGTTTATCAACAGGAATTGGAGTTAATTTAGATGATTTATCAATTTTTAGAAATGTTGGTGGTTTAAATTATAAAATAGAAAGTGTTAATAGTTTTTATAAGATAAGCGTAACAAGAACATATTCCTCACAATCACCAAACCTTGCGTTTTATATTTATGATAATTCTAATACACCACAAATTTCTTTTGCAGGAAATGGCACAGATGGTTTGTATCTTTGGGGCGCACAAGCAGAACAATCATCTTTTACAACCTCTTACATACCTACAAGCGGGTCAACAGTCACAAGATTAGCGGATGTAGTAGATGGAGCGGGAGACGTTAATACTTTTAATAGTGAAGAAGGCGTACTGTATGCAGAAATTGATGCTTTAGCAAATAATGGTACATTTAGACAAATTTCTATAAATAATGCTACTAATAGTAATATGATA